TCATCGAAACGGCCGCACCACGCTGCCACAATCTTATCTTGTTCTATATAAGTCTGTACCGTTTCTCCGTCATTCTTAGTTACTTCCACTGGAGTTTTATATACATAGATAGAGCATAAGGATTCCGACGTAGTCGTCTTACCTTCTGATACGGGGTCAATACTTGCATAGTACATTCCAAACTCCGGATCTTTAACTGGTCTTTCCCAGACTACTAAGGTACCTGTTTTATCTTCTGTATCTTTTGTAATAGGAAACTCTCTAATGGGTAACTTGTTTGTATCCTTTACTGCGGGTAATCCGTTGTCACCCTTATAAATATCTAAATATTCATATGCATATATCTTATCATCTATTCGTCGCTCTTGTGCTGTAATTAGATGCTGTGGAAAAATAGAAACAGTCCTAAATGCAAATGCTTCTTTAATATTTCTAGGATGCTGAGAAATACGTAACTGATATTCCTGTGGATCTAAGTCTTTTTTCCATTTAGCAAATTGCTCATCTAAAGCTTCTAATGCTTCTTCTACTTTAGAGTTACCATATTCATCTATAAAAGGTGGCATTGACCACTGCTCAGGAATAAATAAACCGGTTCTTGCTATAACACCAGTTTCGTCTAATAGATCAGACTCTACTGAATATATATCATTTGCGTCTGGGCGCGTAATCATTTTCTTTAGGGGTTCACATTGAGACAAGTCACCGACAGAACCTGCGGCAATGAACATCCCTGTAGTCATAAAACCAGATTTCATAGCAGGACGGATGTACTCGAATGTTGTATCCATCTTAGGCGCAATACCTGCTTCCTCGTGGAAGAAGTACTTACATGGTCCCCCTACCCCATTAGTTGGATCTTTCTCAAACGACATACCTTGCATTACTCCCTTAAGCCCTATCTCAGACTTACGTTTGCTCATCGGATCTACACTCTCAATCTTCTGCTGCCACATCATAACCTTGTTAGGGTTCATGGGACGGTACCAAGCTGTATGTTTATTTAAGAAAGCCTCGTATTCATTTAAGAATTTCCAGGTTCCCTTCTCGTTGATATAGTCTTTAAGACTAGCCCCCATCTTAAGGGTAATACCTTCCTCAAACCAAATCTGATTAATTAACTTACCAGCATGGTAGTATGAAGATGCAATCTGACGTTTCTTTAAGATAGCAGCATGTCTATAATTTAACTCCGCCAGACATTCGTATAAAGCTAAGTGGTACTGTGCGTCTCTGACATCAGCAAATCCAAACCTTTGTGTCTCCTTATTGAAGATAGGTAGGAAATTTAGCCACATGTAGTAGTCTCTTGGTATATACCAAGTATTAGTACCATTTTTAAATATTACCCCTACACGACATTTATTTTTTTGGTCATTCCAATACTGTATAAAATCCTTTGTTCCTTGTGGGGCCTGGCAGTAAAAACCGATATTATTAAATATTCTAGCCTGCTGATTAAACATTAAGCTTGTTTCGTCAAACTCATATTTACCAGGCTCTTTAAAAATACTAAGTACAAAGTCATTGAACTCATCTCTTGTATTAAAAGATGTAGTTCCCCATTCTCCACTTTCCCATGTAGGAATTTCTATATTAGTTTGTTGCAGCATTAATATTCATTTAAAAGTCTTAGGACTTCATTTAAAGCCTCATGTCTATGGTTGTCCTTAAGAACTACTTTATTTACCCATTTAGATTTCTCTAATTTAGGAACCTCATGAATAGCTGAGTCATTCTTAAACTTTAAATCTATTTGGTGATTATCTCCTGTAAATATCATTAATGATCCTTTACCTAATCTACCTAAGCACATTTGTAACTGAGGCTTAGTTAAGTTTTGACATTCATCTATAATACATACTGCATTCTCAAAGGTTCTACCTCTAAAGTGAGTAAGGGATACTAACTCTAAAGCTTCTGAATCTTCTAGCTTAGTTATAATATCAGGCTTATCGTAAACCTTTTTAATATTAGATTTAATAGGTACTAACCAAGGCTCCATTTTTTCTTTTTCAGATCCTGGTAAAAACCCATTATCCTCTGTAGATATAGTTGGTCTTGTTATAATTATCTTGTTAACTTCACGTTTAAAGTAAAGGTCTAATGCTATCTGTACTGCTAATAATGTTTTACCACTACCAGCTTGACCAATAATAAAGTTATAAGGCTTTGCTAAGATTAATTCTTTAGCTCTCTTCTGTTCCTCAGATAAAGTTATTGCAAACTTTATATCTCCCTTTGGGGGATTCTTCTTAATGTTTTCAGTAGCCATTGTATATTAGTTAAGATTACGTTTGATCATATGCAAGTCCTGCGCCCCCGCGCGCGCGACCCGCTTGTTCTTCCTGAAGGTCTTTATATGCCCCTTTATAAGCCTCACGAATCTGCTGAAATTTTGCAGCTGTATTTGTAAGTGCTGTAAGGTTACCATCTCTCCCATCTGTAATACTAGCTGTAGCCATGTAATTAGCTAAGCGATCAAGCATTTGTTTAATACCGTTATATGCTCTCATGGTCGGGGTCTCATATAATTTTTTGCAAAGCTTTAAAGCACCCGGAATATGATCATCCTCAGCTGTAAAATCTGCATTTATTTCTGCTAATATAATCTCTTCTTTGTCATCTTCAGCAAGATTAAAGAAAGGATTTACATCGGGATTAGGACAAGTCATATAAAACAAATACTGGTAAATCTTAAGGTGATCCTCTGGATATGTATCCATAATCTTCTTAAGAGTCTCTAGGGTATAGCAGTGTTCCGTTGGAACAACTACACCGTTCTGTATATCAAATAGTTTAACAATCATTTTCTATCTAAGCTTATATTTTTACAAAATCTAATTTCTTTGTTATTAAGAGTCCAGATTTCACCATTATCCATTGCACATGTATATAAAAGGTCATGTTCTTGTGAATAGTCTATAACTAAAAATGCATAACCTTCCATACCATCTAGTATCCTTTTTACAGGTAGCATAGGATTTAGTTGTAGCATCATATGTCTTTCAGCTTATTAACAATATTAATGACTTCTGTTTTTAGATAAGGTACGTCATATTGCACGATTTCCTGTACAACAGGTTCTCCAGACATATCATAAAGCACTACTCTATTATCATAAGCATCCTTGCCGGCTTCCTTAAAGATAATATGTTCTATAACCATCTTACCCGGCTTAAGCTTAGGATTATGTTTAAGGATCATATACATGTAGAAGCTTAGCTGTAATGTATAATGGTTAAGGTTACAATCGTCCAGGTGAGTAAGTGGATCAAGCATTCTATCAGTGATTCCTTCCCAGTTAGTATAACCCGCAGTCTTAATTTCTTTATTAGTCTTGTAATCATAAATATTTACTGTGTCTTTTATTACCTCTACTCTATCTGCTTGGCCGCATAATCCAGCACTCTTAAGATACACCATATGTTCTGGATATACACCTTCCTGAAGTTTTTGGTTAGGCGCTTTTTTAATTCCGTCAGATTCAATAGGTTTAAAAATAGGTATTGTAATACCTTCTTGTTCTATTGTATCACAAGAAGTGTACGCTAGTTCTCTTTGGTTGTGATACCATGTACCTAGATTTACAGCTTTCTGTGATTCATTCTTCCAAGCTTCCTTTACATCCTCTTCAGTCATACCATACCATTTGCTCTTCTTGTTCTTAATAGACTTAGCAGCAATAGTATCTGCATCAAATGGTTTCTTGTACTTAGATATAACACCAGTTACGCTAGTCCAAGTAATGTTTTCATTCGGATCTATACTTATATAAGTATGAGTCTCCGGTTTAAATACTATTGCCATTGCTTTCTAGTTTAGCGTTTAGATCATCTTCTTCCTCTTCTGTCATTACAGCAAACCATCTCCCCTTTGGACATTCTGAGGACATGCTATAAGTCTTATACTTAAGAGAACATCCACAGTCTCCGCAACAAGGCTGAGTACCAGGTACTTCACATTTAGTCCCTTTAAAGTCTATGAGAGGACAAGTGCTGCATATATCATTTCTATAGCTTGCTATCTTCTCAATCTTTTTACGAGTAAAGTAATAGTTAAAAACTCCCTCTAGAATCAACCATTTGTTCTTCCAGATATTCTTAATCTTTTTTAGCATCGTTCTTCTTTTTTTGTTTAAAGTCTTTTTTAGCCTGCACGTTTATATCCATCTTCTCAGTAAGGGCCTTAAATCTCTTAAGTTTTTTCTGAGTCTCTATGTAAAAGTTAAACCTGCTAATGTTAGCTGGGTTTAGAAACTTTAGGTATTCTTCGTTCTTCTGAATCTGTTTGTTTAAACTTGTTCTTTTAACGTAAAATAAACCTAGGTTTTCTACATCTAGTAATGGCTCTTCACCAGCCTCCATATATTTTCTTATGGCTGCCCAGTAGAACGATACAATATCATCTACCTGAGACTGTGGTAAGTTCAGTTCCTCTGATACCTCTTTAATCAGCTGATTAGGCTTTTTGGGATTCAACATGGACAAACTTATAGTCTAATAATATATTACCGCTAATCTGTACTCTTAGATCATCGCTTATAGAAATCTTCTTTTTACTCTTTCCTTTCTTTACGATTAAGCTTTTCTTTTCAGCTTTAGTAATTGCATTTCTAACCGATTGGCTGCTACCAAAGATTTTATTCTTGGTAGCAGCATCACAAAACTCGGTTAATTCCTTCTCTCCAGAAAGAGCTAGAAAAGTAAGACAGCTTAAGTCTTGATCAGATACATTTAACGATTTTAGGTGACAATGAACAGCTAGCTGAAACTTAACTATGCTCCAGAGGTCCATTCTCACGGTCTTTCGTACCTGATTTACTATAGCCATTACTTATCTTTTTTAAGGGTTCTAACTCTCGGTGGAGCATCTGTAGCAGCTTCTTCTTGCTCTTGAGATTCTTGTGGAGCAGGTGCCATAATCTGCGCTTGTCTCATACTAGCTACAAGTCTGCGTAAACGCTGCTCTTCTATGTCAGCCGTAAGAGTTTCATACTTTAGCTGAACTTCTAAGAACTCAGATTGTTCCTTGTAAGAATCAATAAGTTCATTCTTTTTAGCAGCCATTTCTTCTGCTGTAAATTGTTGGTTTTCCATGTCTAACTTATTTAGGTTTAGACAAATATAGATAAAAAGTTTAAACTTACCACATTTAAACAAAAAAATACCCAGGCTAAGCGGCCCAGGTATTAACCTAAATCATATTAACTACTTAAGAGTTAAGCACGTTTACCGTCTTCTTCTCTCTTAGCCTTTATGTATCCCGTTAACTCTGCAATGTTAGTACTCAATTGAGTCATATGCGTAGTAAGGTTATCCATCTTTAGATCAAGCTTCTCATGTGCAGCTTTCTGATCTTCTTTAAGTATTTCCATTCTATTATAGATAGT